GTGCTATGAGATTGATCAAAGTAATATAATTTTCCGGGAACTAATGTAAGGAATGGTGATTGAACTCCATCTAACCAATATCCATTTCCTGATCCTTGTCCAAAGTATCTGTGATCTGCTGTCTTGGCTGCGACTGTAACCGCGATTGATACAACAGTTGAACTTCCTGCACCAACTAATCTCTTAAATCCACCAAAATTCTCACCTACTGTTGTAACACCAGTAATATTTGTGTTTCCAGCTATTGTTGGAATAGTTGCGATACCAGTTAGTGTTAGATTTCTCGCGCTTATCTCATCTACACTATAGTCACCATTTACAACAAGATTACCACCTACAGTGACAATACCAGCAAATGCAGCATTTCCTGTAGAAGCATGAATACTTGCTCCTGATCCAACAGTGATCTGATCACTTACAGTGATATCACCTGTGACTGCAAGAGTTGATCCACCAAATGTTAAGTTTCCACTATCCTCTAATTCACCACCTGATCCAGCGATAACAACTCTATTGTCGGTCAAGTCACCAATTATTGCTGTGTCAGCAGATAAGGAGTCAATGTTTGCTGTTCCGTCTATGAATAGATCTTGAAACTCTTTTGAACTTGATCCAAGATCTCTTGATCCATCCTCATCTGGTAAAATATCTCCACCAGCAAGTAGATTACCACCAATTGTCGTTATACCAGAGATTGATGCTCCACCATGTCTTTGTAGAGTTATTCCAGCACCAACACCAATGTTTATTGTGCTTGCTAAAGTTGTCCCGTCAAATGTTAAATTACCGTTATCTTCTAACTCTCCTCCTGATCCAGCAAGAACAACTCTTCCTGAAGTTAAATCCTGAACTGCAGCTGTACGTGCAGATATTCCTCCATTTGCATCAACAAGTCCTTCAAATGTTGAAATACCAGTAACACTTAAAGCACCTGATGTGCTATTTGCAACTCCGATTGTTGCAATACCACTAACATGTATATCTGTAACACCAATACCACCTCTCGCTCCCGCACCAATACCAATATGTAAGGTATACTCAGGAAGCGTAGTTCCTATACCAACTTTATTTAACGTTGAATCACCGACAAGAAGGTTAGTATTTACCTCGACACCATTCTTAATTACAAAATTCTTATTGATCGCCATTCGGGTTCACTCTCCCCCTATTTTTTGCTCTAATTATTTATAGTAATTCAATCTGTGCAAAACCAATGATATCATCATTTTCTGAGGATGTGCTTATGATATTTACACTTCCGTTTGTATAACCACTTCCACCGCCACCACCAGAGTTTGTTGATGCAGTTGCATCACCTCCATAGGCACCTGCTCCACCACCACCGACATAAGTGCCGTTTACTTGATAAAAACTTTGTCCTCCATTAAATCTAAACCCGTTTTCAGGGCCACCATCACCTTTATATCCTCTTTGAATTGTCGCAGAACTTGAGACCTCTGTTCCATCAAATGTTCTAAATTTAACATTACCAACATCATTACAAGGATCAACACCTTGAGATTGCCAATAATCTCCAGAAGTGCATGATTCTACCTTTCCACCAGTTCCTCCTGTCGGAACCTCACCCTCTGCTGGCAATTGTCCTGCAGACACACTTTGTCCACCATCTCCACCAGATGATCCTCCACCAGATGATCCTGCAACTCCAGCACCACCACCATCACCACCAGTTCCTCCAAACCAACCAGAGGCTCCACCACCTCCACAAGCAACTAGAAGTCTACCTTTTTCGTAAAAGAAAGCACCTGCTCCACCTTTTCCTAAAGATGTTGGTGGTGAAACTGTAGTGCCTAGTTTGAAAACATATTCTGTATTTTTTTGTAGTGTATGTGTAAACACAGTCACTCCACCCCTTCCTCCATCATTTCCATTAAAACTCTCTCCTGCTGATGCTCCCATGGTTATTTTCACAGTTATATTTTCATCTGGTGGATACATTACAAATGTTCTTCCAGATACATTAGGATCGGTGTCATTTTCACCTGTTTGAAAATCAACGTTATTTAAGAATAAATTTTGTGATCCTGATGAGTGAGAACTTGAATCTTTATCATTTACTGTTTCAAAATTAAGAATAGATATTGTTTTATTGATAGAACTTATTACTTCAAAATCAGCTGTTTTTGTAACTAATCCCCCACTTAATGTACCATCAGATAATATTGTATCACCATTCGCATCAGCACTATTCAATACAGCGTTAGGATGACTAATTCGACACTTGACATTTGATGTAGTTACATTGTCTGCAGTTAATTTCAAAGTTGGTGTTGTTGCACCAGAAACTGTGATATTTGTTGTGATCACGCTACCACCCGCACCTTCCTCTGCAGAGGTGTAAGTGACTTCAACAACTGGTTCAATTCCAGTTGCAGAGTTTTGACCAGTTAAATTTGCTATGCTTGATCTATAAGCACTTTCTCCACCACCACCTTGTGTTGCATTAGACATTATTTAAATCTCCTTTGAAGTAATTTCATGATAAACTCAGAAATTTTCTTACGAATACAAGAGTCATCACATTTTATCATATAAACTCCAAATCTATTTAACAGTTTATTATTGAATCTACCTAGAAGTCTACTCAAAAGAAAAGCACCATGCATCAATTCATACTTTTCACGACTATATTCGTATATGAAGTTAATAACATCCTCATGACTCATCAAACCTTGTTCCCAAACTTGTCTCATCCATCCACCGTCATATAAACCAGAATGAGTTCCAATTTTATTGACAATGTACGTTCCATCTCCATCGACCCATATGTTATAAAGTTTTTGTAATCCACACTTTTCTAAAATTGGATCTTTTATTTCTTGAATATTATATTTTTCCATCCATGGTGCAAATTTATGATCGACAGCCACCCACTCTCCGTTTATAAACAAAGGATGATTTTCAGTAGCGAATGGTTTTAATTTATCATTAGGGGAATATAAATTTTCATCAGGATCAATTCCAGCAGCATGAGTTTCAAGGAAGACAACTTTGTTTATTGATTTCATATCCTTATTCATGACATGATCACCAACTTTGACTTCAGAAATTGGTTTTTCAATAATCTCTGAGGGATCATAACTTCCTCTGCTAGAATTAGTAATTGTTGGCCCTTCAACATTTATTTTCGTATTGTTTGCCATCATCACCAATGTATCACCCGTAAAACATCTTCTTCTTCTTCTAGGAGCAGGTGTATCAGATCCTCCACTACCACCAGCTGCACCACGATAGCCTCCACCGCCACCGCCTCCACCACCGCCGTCACCGCCGGGTTGAGATCCATTACTACCATTTGTTATACCAGTGATCACACTTACACTTTGCCAGTTTCCAGCGTCATCACCATTATTTGTGGTTCCTCGATTAAGAGATCCACCACCAGCACCGCCACCACCACCTGCAGCGATAATATAACCGTTACTTACACTATCAAACACAAATACTCCTCCTGCTCCACCACCACCAGATCCAGATGATCCTGTTGTTCCTGAATTACCACCCCTTCCACCGCTACTCACGGGGGATGATCCACCGGATCCACCAGCTGCATTACCGGCAGATGCGCCATCTCCACCTCTTCCACCAACATTTATTGTAAGTGTTCTTCCTCCATCAGGTATTGAAAATTTACCAATTCTTCCTTGACCACCACTACCACCAGAAGATCCACTATCATTACCACCACTACCCCCTGCTCCACCAACAACACGTATTGATACGTTTATAGCATCATCGGGTATGATTAAAGTGTGATTTCCAGTACTAAAAGTTCTTGTGATGGTTGTTGCAGCAGTATCTTTTTCAACAGTTCCATCTGATATAACACTCCCATCTAGATACCATTGATACGCAATACTATTTTCTTGATTATCATCATATGTTGAAACCTTATCACGATTGATTCCACCAAGACAATTAAATGTTGCTTCTTGATTCACAGTGACTGTAGATGTGGTTACTCCAGCAGAGATGAATAATTCAGGTGCTACAGCTATCGCAACAGGTGTGGTCTCTACAAAATTGTTAAGAACATTTCCTGAAGTTCCTCCAGCAGAGACATTATCAGGTGTAAATGTTATACGATTAAAATATTGTTTACCATTATCTTCTGGACTTAACGCATGAGATAAAGTTAAAGTGCTTGTCCCTGCTCCGGTAAATCTAGTTGATACACCTATCGCTCCATCATTTATTTCAAACCATTGATAAGACAATCCACCATCAGCACTTGTTCCATCTGGAAAAGTTGAAACTCCAGTCACTGAGAAAGTAACTGAAGTTTGATCTGTAACTCCACCTCCGGTTTGTCCGTTTGGAGCAACTAAACTTATATTTGCAGAGGTATCTGAACTAACTGCTAAACGAGGGCCATTTAAGGTCAGATCGGTCGATTTATCATCCCAAATTTTATTACTCATTTATCCCCCTAGTTAGAGAAGTTTTGACCACCAACTATACCAAAGAGTGCGATACAGGAATCAAAACTCTTGAATGAGAAGATGTCAGTTTTACCAGCAACTTGTGTAACGATTGGAACGTTACCACCAGGCCAGTAGACAGTTGCACCTGCACCAGTCGCATTGTTCGTAAATGTATCTATACCAACTGAGAAAGCAGTAGATCCTTGCGTAATCTTGATAGTAAATGCTGTTGCTTCAGATGGTGGATTTAAAACTGTAAACCCTGTGACTGCTGCATCAACATTTAAGTTAAATGATTGCCCTTTCGATAAGTCAACATTTACGTTTCCAGATGAGATGTCAAGTTCCTCAACGTTTTCATGTAATGATTTGACTCTCAATCTACCATCAATATCAACTTTTGATCTAGGTGATGCGGTTCCGAATCCAATCAATGATCCTGAAGTTACCTGAATCGCAGTTCCACTTGCTCCTACGATCAACGTTGAAGTAGTCACGATACCGGCACTTATAATACCAGCAGATCCATTCAATTTATAATTCGTTGAACTTAATATTCCAGTGACTGAGACATCACCCACTGTCATTGTGCCAATGAACTCAGAACGATTATGAACGTACAAGTCTGTATGTGCGTATCCTATCGTTGCACCATAGTTGGAGAATGGAGCTCCTAATTCTAAGTTGTATCTTGGCAATGATGTTCCAATACCGACTCTCGCACCACTGATATCGTCACCATTATTTCCTGATGCGTAGATACCATACATGTCACTTAAGCTATGAGACGCAGCGTAAGTTGTATCTACTTGTGTCCAACCAGCAGCAGATACATTCAAGTTAGTTAAATTAGCACCACTTCCAGTAAAACTTATCGCCGTGACAATACCAGCAAAAGCTCCTCCACCATGTGGCATGAGTGTAATGCCGGATCCAATATTTACACCAGCAGTTGCATCTATTACACCAGCATCAATCGCAACTAATGTTGATCCGGCACCGATACGGAATATGGAATCTGTTAAAGTGGTTGTGCCGATACCTACCTTATCAAATATGTACTTATCTTGATTCTTCTCAAGACTAATAGGGCCAAATCTTCTCCAATCCTTATCATTTGTATAAACCCAACCAACGTACTCACCTTGTGTGGGTGTTTCATCGTAAATGATGTCACCGGGTGTTCCGGCATCTGTTGGTGTTGCAATTCCAACTGTGTGTTTTCTTGCAACTGTTGAGTCACCTTGAATGAATAGGTTGTTAACTTCAAAACCACGACTCGCAGTTGATGTAACTTTATTTGTGAATACAACGGGGCCTGTAAATTCAGAGATTGATTTACCTTGATCTCCACCATCAACACGAATTGATTGAGAGAATGTTGCTTCAGTTGCATTTACAAGGTTGATTCCTGATTTATTTGATATATCCTCACCAGTAACAGTTCGGATCGGTGAATCAAATATTTCTTCTTTACCTGTAACTGTGCTTAGTTTCTTATTACCAGAGAATGATATACCACGATCATTCATACCTGTGAAGTAGTTAACTCCACCTTCTTTTTTAATTGACTGAGCAAGCAATTCCTCAGTATCAGTGATATCACGATCCTGTCTTTGAGGGAGAGCAGTTGAATAGTTACCAGGCCCATAACCAACATATTCAAACGTATGTCCAGATGCTCTGTTAATAGAGTGTCTTCTTAATTCAATTGGATATGGTTTGATTCGACGGACAACTGCACCAGAACTATGAGTAGTCGCTCTTGTTCCCAAAACTGCACGGAAAACTGTAAGTGGGTTAGTTGCAGGGTTCGTTAATGATGCTTTGACTCGAACAATCTCATCATCTATCATTAAGTAATCACCTATTCTAAGACCGATATCACTTACATTTGTCAAACTTACGCTGGTTGTAACAGCATCACCAATATTCGCTGATAACGTAGTTGTAATTCCAGCATAACGTGAAACCATTCTACCGTTTAGACTTTCATTCTCAACTGTAGGCACACCATCTCTTGATGAGAATCCCTCTTCAAACGCAAACGATGAAGATCCAGTGGAAACATTTGTTGCAGTTGTGATAGATGTTCCTACTCTTGCAGCAAATTGAGTTGCACTTACATTCTTCGTAACAACAAAACTTCCTCTAAATGTTGATACGCCAGTATTAACTCTGACTTTATTATTAACTTTTAGACCATGATTACTTGATGAGGTAAAGGTTGCAATACCACTCGTAGGGTCATAAGTTAAGGTTGTAATTCCTAAACTACCACCAGTTAAGTAGACTGCAGCCTTATCAAGAGGACTTGTACCTATACCGGTAGTCATTATACCTGATAGGGTTTTATCACTTATGGCAGTGAAACTCTTTCCACCTCCAACATTGATTTCTGATATTCGATATAGATCGTTATATTGATTATATGTTTCTGATGAAACACCTGTTATACGAACAACATCACCCACGTTGTCGTAAATGTCAGTTACCTCAACAACAGCAGGAGTATGTCCAGTGTCACCAGTCGTTGCAATACCGACAACATTCATGGTATTACCTATACCATAGGCACTACCACCATCCATGATTTCGACAGTGTTTATCTGACCATTTATTACACCAACTTTCGCAGTTGCATTGATACCAGTTACAGACGCACCAATACTGACTAGCTTTGCATTATAGAAGTCTGCATCTGCACCAGACCCATATTTTGTACCACTACTTGCGATACTTACTTTTGTGATTCTGTTTAATCCATGATCAATTTTTGTGTTAATGCGATGAGATGTTCCACCAACTGCGGTTACAACGTCAGTGATTCCAACACCAACATCAACGTCACGAATAAATTTATCAATTGTCTCTCGTGTAACACTCTTCTTCACGTCATCAACGATAACTTCACCTATTGGTATAGATCTTGCATATGAGACAGCTGGATCTGGATCAGAATTAGGTGTATCTCTATCAACCTGTGGGAAAAGATTAGTTATACTTTGAGAATACTTATCACCAGTGAACGGATCGACAACTGGTTTGTTATTCGCATTCAAAGGTGTTAAGAAGTAAATACCATCCTGTTCACCTTGTTTATAAGGTTGTAGTTCCTCTATATCTTGAATATAGTAAGTTGTCTCAAAATTCTTTCTCTTAAAATGAGGTAATGAAGTCGTCCTTGTGAGGGTATCACTTGTAAATGTTCCGGGATTTGTGGATATTCCAACTGTAAACTCTCTTGCACTTGTGATACCTGTAACATGGAAAGTTCCGTTAAATCCTGTGTTTGCTGCTCCTGTTGTATTTGTAGAACTCTTAATATTAACTAATTCAACCCTTGAATCAACAGATAAATCATGTGGCAGTTCAGTTAAAACATTAGCAACACTTGATGACCAATGAGCATGAGCGATGAATCTAAAGTTTCTTTGTTCATTTTCATGATTCAAAGAACCTGATCCAAAATATGTTTGAACCTCTGCGTCAGTTGATCCAATGGATGTGTTTGATTCTTGTAAAATAAATCCATCTGTTGGTGGTCTTGCTATTGCACCTCCACTTGATGCAGGAATAACGTATCTTAATCTATAGATCGTATCATTCGCAGCTCTCGTGTCTGATTTTCTTTTAATAAATGATCTCGGTGTTGCACCGCCTAACGCAGTAGAACCTAAACCAACAACGACATCATCAAATATCTTATTGTCTGTAGCAGCAGTTGAAACGTTAACATACCATTGATTTTCAGTTGTGCTGTATTGGATTGGGTGTCCGATATCTCCAGAGTTTTTATCTGATACACGACTGACAATTTTTAGAGATCCACCTAAGTTATTGATTGTGAGTGCAGAAGCATTTTTTGCATCTGTTTCAGTTTTTGCAAGTTTGATATCTTTGTTTGTAGTCAATCCTGCAGTCGCATTTGCACTTGTAATAACAAAATACACTGTATTTGGATCTAAACCATCAGGAATACGACCATTATCACTTAATACCCTAACAGATTCAGCATTTTCAAAGGAGTGAGCCTGAGTTAATGTTAATACATTGCTTGTAATACTGTTAATACCAGCTGAACTACGGTCAACTTTAAATTCTTTTTGTGAACTATATTGCGTTGTGTTGATGCTATTGCCATTCGGCATCACGATACGAGAACTAAATTCTGTTGGAGTTCCTGATGCGTTTGGAACCAATACATTTAAAGTATCAAGGTCTCTTGCACCAAATCTAAATCCTTCTAGAACATTTTCTGGTGGAACATCAATATTTGTTTGATTGAAGAGATATAAATGTGCATCTGAATTAACACCAACTGTTACTCCAAGGTCGATCGCATCAAATTCGATTGCATTCTCTGTGATCGGTATTTCTTTTGGAGGTATAATGTGTGAAATATATCCTTTGTCATCTTGAGAGAAAGCATCTGGTCTAAAACCTTTAGATATGAGAGCTTTGGCACCAAAGTTTGAGTTTGAGTTGGTGATTGACATATCACCACCAGTTTCAGCAACAAAATGTTCTGTAAAACCAATCGCAAATATCGAAACTGCCTGTATAACTGAATTATTACTACACTTGATATGGAAGTTACTATACGCTGGTTTGTATATTGATCTTGAGTTTGTACTTAGATTCTCATTTCCGGGAACTGTAGAGTCGTCATATACACCAGTAGCAGAGTTATATAATAAGAATGCATTATCATCTTTCTGTAGACCAATTCCAGTAAACTGTGCAACAACCATGGATTTAAATCCAGTTGCTTTTTGTCCATCGGCGTGAAGACCATTCATACCAAATACAGATCTCAACGACAAGTTGAACATGTATGGTGACGCTGATGTAACGGTATCAGTATTAAGACTGATTGATCCACCAGTAACAGTGGGAAGTGCATTTACTGGGGCGTTTTGAACTTCATATTTAAACTGTGTGCTACTTAATTTTTCACTTACGACAAATTTACCATTATATCCAGCAGCAGTGATTCCACTTAAAACAAAAGGAGTATCAACATCAAGTCCAGTTACTGCTTCTGTGGTTGTAACTGTGATTGTATCACTCGTGGAAGATCCATCTCCAGCTTTGATACTTGATATACCAACTGTTGAACCAGTTGAACCAACAATACGAAATTCATCAATTTTTGGTTGAATATCTAATCCTGACGATGGATAATCTGGTTGTATTTCTCTTCCTGTTGCTGTTCCATATGCTAATCCAACCTTTTCATAATACATTTGAAGATCGGTTCGACCAGCATCATAAGTGTTATATGTGTCATTGATATTAACGTTGTTTACACCATCAGCATATTCAAAACAAGTTAATTTGTGGTGTGAAAAGTTAGGAACAAAAGTGTTTTCAGTGTAATCTACATAGCAGACACCGTTTGGATCGGCATCAAACATTGTAAACTGCCACATATAACATGCACCAGTCACACGGAATAGTGCTGTTCTCTCAATCGTGTCATTTGTTGGATTTGGAACATATTTTGGTCTTATCTTCGTTTTTCTTAAATCTAAACCTACTAATGAAGTTCCACGAGGAACTATGACACCACCATGAACACTATTCAGCTTATATAAGGCATTATTTGAGTTATTGAGATCATATACTGTATCTAAATCCCACGCAGGAAAATCTAAAGATTCTGATCCGTCTCTTTTTCTAAACTTTGCATTTACACCATCAGGAATCGGAATCCATCCGGGTCTGTTATCCACAATGTGCTCACCGGGGTATAACAGTATAGTAGTATTACCAAATCTATCGTTATCTAATCCTCTCTGATATGAAAATCTGGCTGCTTCGATTAATGCTCTCTGAATTGTCTTAAATGGACGAGTAAGAGAATTACCTTTATTATCTACACTATCAGTTGCATCCAAATCATTTGGACTCACATATAGTATATTACCTCGCACATTTTTGAGAAAATTCTCTAATCTGGAAAGACCCATGTTATTTTTCCAAAACTTATAGT